GACAGCACATTTTAATTTGGCCGTGAGCTATTTGTTGAGTGGCGACTATCAGCGTGGTTGGCCTGCCTATGAGTCACGCTGGAACTATGAGCATCTAGCAGGATCCGAACCCAAACTAAGTCAACCACGCTGGCGTGGAGAAGATCTCAAAGACAAGACTATTCTTGTGGTGGGCGAGCAAGGTCACGGTGATTGTATTCAGTTTGTGAGATTTGTTTACAATCTACACCTGATGGGTGCCCGGGTCAAACTGCAAGTCACAGACGGGTTGATTCCATTGCTTAACACCAGCGACATCATTGAGCAGGTTGCTGGCTATGATGCTGACATGGGTGAATTTGATTACTGGGTTCCTATCATGAGTATTCCTGGTATTCTTGGCGTCACGCTAGACAACTTGCCCCGGATTCAAAGTTACATGAACGCCAATCCGGTGTTGATGAAACAATGGCAGGATCGCCTAGGACCTAAATACAAAATGCGTGTGGGAATTTCCTGGAGTGGTCGCAGAGACGCCTGGCTCAATCAACACAAAGGTGTGCCGTTTGATCAAGTGCTGTCCATGATTCAGAGTCACCCCGAATATGAATGGATTAGTCTACAAGTGGATGCCACTCCTGACGAAACACAAGCATTAGCAGACGCTGGTCTCAGACTTTGGCCTGGGTCAATTAGCAGTTTCGCCGACACGGCTGCCTTGATGATGCACTTAGATGTTGTTGTTAGTGTAGATACTGCTATCACTCATTTGGCAGGTGCGTTAGGTCGTCCAGTATGGGTCATGCTCAATGCTTTTGCCACAGACTGGCGTTGGTTATTAGACAGAGATTCTAGTCCTTGGTACTCTAGTGCTAGGCTTTTTAGACAACCTACAAGAGGCGATTGGGCCAGTGTTACTAAAAAAATTGTACAATATCTAGCCTGGTACAAAGTCTAGATATTGCATCGTTCTTGACATTTAATTTAAATCCGTCCAGGTATTAGATATTCCGTTATAGCCACGAAATTTACCTGTGGTGGTGTTGTAATATATAAGCCCAGCAACACCTGGTGGATCAGCTGCCAGGCCAGTTAACAACATAGTTGATGTTGATGTTGTGTTAACTGCTGCAATATTCCCTGCATTAACAATATTGCTATTGCTCAAATTGAGATTGTCCCCAGATGGAATTTCTTCAATTTGACTACTAGTAGAATTAATAATCAATGGAAATCTATCAGCCATGTTATACTTATGTGTATAAAGAAAAAGCCCCTTGCGGGGCTTTTTCGTACCTTCCCATCCCTGGGCTGGATTCTCTGATTAGGAGAATGAAAGGTTAGACACAGCGATCTCGCCAACATAGTCACCAGCATTGCCGAAGCTTGATGCAGTGTTTGTCAACTCGATGTAACCATAACGTGTCATGAATGACACGACTGGTTCGAATGTGCTTGGATCCAACACAACGCCTGAAGACATCAATGGAATGTATGGGCAGTAGAATGCTGGAGCGTCTGCTTCTGAAGAACCCTTGTAACCAACCAACACAGGTGTTGTGTCGCTTGCATAAGAGTCAACGAACACACGCATTGCGCCGTTCAATGTACCAACAAACTTGGTGTTTGTAGGTGCTTCGAATGTACCTTCTGTAGTACGTGCAAATGCGCTGGTTGTAGCAGATTGCAACACTGTCAAAGCAGCTGAAGAAACAACAGCGTAGTTACCAGCGCCACGACGTGTACGTTGGGCGATCAAGTTAGCAACACGGTTGATCAACACAGCCAATGCGGCGTGTTCGTCACCAACGAATGTAGCTGTACCTGAAACGGTAGCTTGGTTGTATGTGAACTCAGTTGCAGCCAATGAACGTAGACTCAAAAGAATCTCTTGGTCAATTTCAGCTGTAATTTCTTGAGCAAGTGCGGCCATGATTTCTGCTTCAACGTCAATACCATGCATGGCTTGTGCGTCTTGTGCAGATTCAAATGTCCAACGTGCTTGCAACTTGCGTGTGCGAGCTTCAACGGCTTGCTTCAAGATTTGCACAGAAATTTGCTTACCGCCAGTACCTTCCATAGTAGCTGTAGCGCCGCCTGTGTAGTTGGTAGCTGTGCTAGTTCCTTGTGGTACTGTAGAGTATGCTGTGGCAATTGTAAATGGGCTCAATGCTTCTTGACCAGCTGTTACAGAAGTAGCGGCTGCAGAAGTGTCTGTCAAGCTCTGTGCGTAACGTACACGCAGAGTGTGGATTTGACCCACTGGACCAGTCATTGGTTGTACACCAACCAACTCGTTAGCAATAACGGTTGGCATTACACGACGGATAACTGGAAGAATCACACGGTTTAATGTTGCGATGTTACCAGCGGCTGTTGAACCAGAACTTGCGTTCTCTTTCAAATACTTACGAGTGTTTTCTAAGATAACACCCATGCTGTTGCGCTTTGAGCCGTTCAAACCTTCGAGCAATGCTTCTTTGGTCTCGCCCCAGCGGCTTTCTAATAGTTCTTGTGACATTTAAGTCTCCTAAAAATTAATTTTTATAACCCTGCCAGGCGTTTGAGGTCAATCACGTTACCGCGATCTTCCTGTTGACTACTTGGAACAGTTTTATCCCCAGTTGCTACGGAAACGTTTTCTGTGATCACTTTGGTGGCTTTCACAGAGCGGTCTTCCAACACGGCTGGTAGATACTTTTCGAAGGCGTTTTTCAGACGGCTTGTCTGGACGCTTTCCAGCAAATTACGCATGACTTCAGCTTTTTCCTGGTTTAGAGGACTCAGCAATTCTTGCATCAGGTCTTGACGCTGATTGCTTTCTTTGATCATACGTATTTCACGTTCTTTTGACTCAACAACAACTTTGGCGTGTTGTGAGATTTCAATGGCTTTCTTCAATTGCTTATTTTTGCCTTCTAGCATAGCGTAGAGCTTGCGGACTTCTGCTTTCTCATTCAAGTGAGTAGCACCAAATTCTGCGGCGTAGGCTTCAAAAATACGACGACCAAAGCTGTTCTCGCGAGCAACTTTGATATCCTCTTGCAACTGACCCAGTTCATCCCGGAGATGACGGCTAACAGCGTGACTCATTTTCTCTGCACTTTCTTTTACGAAACGTGTTTTGAGTGTTTCAAGTTTTGCGCGGGCTTCACGTACCAAGCGGACTTTTGTTTCCACTACGTCACGTTTGTCTGCGGCAAACTCTTGAATTTCACGAGCCAATGCATGCACCATGAAGTTTTCTAGCTTGGCTAGACCTTCTGTGTGCATCTTACGGTCTTTACGCAATTCGCCAATTTCTTCTGCAAGTTTTGAAACCAAGAAGCCGTTAAACTTCTGTGCTGATTCTGTCATCTTGTGTTGGAACTTGACACGATCTTCTGCTAGTGATTGCTTTTCAGCAGCCACTGCTTGGATCTCTGCGGCCAAACCTTCTGTTACCATTTTATCCAGGGCTTCAACCATTACTGACTTATCATGTTCGTAGCGTCCTGCATACTCTTCTCTGAGTTCTGCACGAGCCTGTTCACGAGCTTCACTTAACTTGGCTTCCCAAGCTTCTGTGATCTCTTGACGAGTTTCCTCGGTGATCAGGTTGCTATCTAACAATGGTTTGATTGCATCTAACATTTGTAGATTCTCCTTAGATCTTAAGTTCTCTAATGAGTTTTACAACTTCATTTTTGAGATACTTCTGCACTTTGTTGTCTTCGCCCGCTTCCTTGGCTACCTCTAACAGTCTATGTCCGTACTTCATGTTCATGAGACTTTCATATATTGCTTTAGGGTATGCATTTGGTGCGCTGGGTTGAGCAACCACATCTATAGTGACTATTTCAAAGTCACTTACATGTCCTGTTCTGTCGTCAACGTTGCCGCTGCCACGACTTGAAACTCCAAGTTTAACACCAGATGTCAACAAGGTCTTGATCAACTCGCCCATGGGGGTTGGTAAAATCTTGAGCTTGCCACATCCGGCTTCGCCATCCATCCACATACCTTCAACACTGTGACACACACGATCTAGATTAATTTTTAAATCATCTGGGTGATCCACTTCGCCTAATACTGAGTTACCTTCTTTAATCTGTTGATTAATCGTGTTAACTGCTTTGCTGATTTCATGTAATGGGTAGACACGGTCATTTGCATTGCGCTTGTTGCCTTCAATACAAATGCCTTTCAAATAGAGGCTCTTACCGTGGCCATCCGGCCCAGATTCTTCTAGAACCTGGATGTTGGCCTGATTAAAGGTAAGTTGTTCTCTTAGTGTTTTCATCAATTAACCGCGAGCTACTGGGCTCTTTGTGTTAACACCGCTGGCTTGGCCTGTTGTAGGCTTGGTAGCTGGCTTTAAGTTTTGTGTGCCTTGAGCTGGTGTGTTACCAACTTTGCCAATCAAATCTTTTGTGTTGTTGCTGTATGCGCCGGCTGCATCGTGTTTGCCACCCATTTCACCACCAGCGTGTACTGGCTTGACTGAGTTGCCGATTGGGCCTTTAGCACCTGCATTAGCGGCTACTGTAGACTTCTTGTTAACGCCGCCTTCTTCAGAAGTCACTGGCTTTGGGGCTGCTTTAAGCGTCACAGCTTCCATCATGCCCATTTCTTCAGTGTCGTCCATTTCAATAGCGTCGCCGCCTTCATCAGGTCCAAAACCGTCGCCGTCGCCCATGTCATTGTCGCCCATTAGGTCTTCAAATTCGGCCATCAACTGGTCTAATTTGTCTTCTAGGTTGAGGATGTCATCTTTGGTAGCTGGCTCATCTCCGCCTTCGTCGTCCATACCGCCCATGTCACCAGCGTCGCCGTCGTCATCGCCGCCAAAGTCTTCTTCGCCTTCCATGTTCATGTCAGACTGTTCTTCAGCTTCAACAGAGCGAATCAGGTTATCAGCAGGATCGCCGCCCATTTCGCCTTCTTCAATGTCTTCGGCTTCTTCAAGATCTTCGCCTTCTTCGATATCTTCAGCTTCTTCAAGATCTTCGGTGGCTTCTTCAGCCATCAAGTTCTCGTAAATCTCACGACTTTTCTCCACGACGATATCATGGAAAAGCTCACGTGCTTTGCTTTCTTCATCATTGATCACGTATTCGATCAATTGTTCAAATTTGTTCATAGAAAACTCCTGTAGGTAAAGTGTAATGTTATTTACACATCAGGAGAAAAACACGCGGTTTATGAGGCCAAAAAGGCCATAAATCACATGGCCGGTGCTTCAGGGGCAGGTGCATACTGCTGACGCACCAGTTTGAGTTTTTCTTTGTATTCTACCATACGCACATCATTCATTCGACGCAGTTTGTTGAGTTGCCGCAGGGTAAGGTGAGTTTTACGCAAATCACCCAATTCAAGTTGGCTGTTATCTTGCTCAAGGTCTTGATAGGCTTCAGGCTCTTTGTTGTAAAATTCGTTGAGTATCATGTTAATATTTATGCAGCCGGGGCGCCTGCGCCGCCCACGCCTCCGGGTACTACAGGACCTGCAGGCCCGGCTCCCACTTCTGGTGCGCCTGGGGCTGCTGGTTCCATTTGGCCAATTTCTTCCCCAGTCTCAATATCAGTTTCCATAGCGCCAGGACTGATTCCCACTGATCGTAGATCACTGCCTGATGCTTCTATTGTGGGGTCTTCACGCTCTTCACGCCACTGCTCTTCGTTCTGTTTGATTTCTTCTTCAGTTAGACCCAAGAAACGTTCAAGCAAGAAACGCTTTGACATGTATGGTAGTGGTTCCATCTGCATAAACGCTTGAATACGTGTGTTATCCAGTTCGCTTTGACGGTAACTTGCAAAGTTTTGCGGTGCGTTAAAGCCTATTGAGAACAGGCCTGAGTCAATGTTAAAGCCGCGCCACTTCAAGAACATCTTGAATTCGTCGTCTAGTTTCTGGGCAATTAAGGCCTGTAAACGCTCACAATACTGGTTGAATCTGTACTCTTGTATAAGGGCCGTGCCTACTTTTCCGTCGCTTAAAGCACGGTCTGAGTCGTCAGGACCAGTGGGCAAATAGCTTGATGGCACACGCAAACCACGGGCCATTTTGTTGTTAAAGTACTTTAAATCGTCAATTTCGCCTAGGTTTGAACCGCCTTGTAGTGTGTCAACACTAGAGCCACGCCCATCAGCACCTTGGGGAAAGAAGTAGTCTTCGTTGATTGATAGAGGATTGTAACTGCTATCCATCATGTTTTGTCCGCCACCTGTGATGGTAGGGATTCTACGTTGATGCATTTCGTTTTTCACACGTTCCACAAACTGCATGGCCAAGTGGCTGGGCATGTTGCCCACGTCAATTTTAAAAATTCTGCGCTCAGGAGCACGGCTCACACGATAGATAAGAATAGCGTCTTCCAGCAGTTCTTTCTGTTTGTAAACCTTGTAAATTTGTTCTAGGATACTGCGTCCAAACGGCCAAAATACGTCTAATCCTTCGTTCAGGCTGCAATGCACCACATGTTTGGCATCCAGGGTGGCTTCGTTCATGGCATGCATGAATCTGCTGTTGCCCACACCGCCTCCGGCACCGCCGTTGGGCATGGTATAGTTTGATGATCCTGATATGGTGCCTGTTACAGGGTTGGTCATGTAGTCTGTGGTGGTCTTGGCTGCCACAGTCATGTTCTGGAAGTTGGGGTTGATATCACGAATCACATACTGCTCAGGTCTCTTGCCTTCTGATTCGTTCACAATCACACGCATGACCTTGCTCATGTCCACCCACATCATTTCAAAGTTTTCTGGATCACGAACAAAAATTTGATCACCGTACTTGATGGTATTGCGGAACAGTTTGAATATGCGCTGATCCAGTTTGTTTAGTTTGACCCACTGTTGCAGTTGTTTCTTGATGATACCAATCTCGTGATCAGTAGGCTTGTCGTTGTACTTGACGTCAAACGGTGTGCCGTTTGTTTCGTTCATTTGGGTGGAAAACTCAGCAATGATGTCCAAACAGGCATTGACTTCCGAGTCCATGTCCATGTTCTCATACTGATTGTAACGTTCCACACGATTAGGGTGACCTGAGTAAACTTCTGGCAGTCGGCTGGCATAGTTGCGAAACACAAAGTCTGCTTGTGCCGAAGCATTGCTGCCGTCGTTGCGAGGATAATTTGGCAAGCCAAATTGATTCTTGCCCGAGATTGGGCTCATCACGCCTGAATTGTCTGCGACTTTAAAGTACTTGCGCCACGAACCTTGTTGTTTATCTGCCATAGTTGTTTATTTACCGTGATTACTGTTGCACACGCAGGATCTTGTTTGAGATATCGTTGTTGGTTTTTTGTGCTCGAACCAGCTCGTCCAGCTTGTCAACCGACTGTGCCATTACACCTGCCAGGCTGCCAAATGCTTTCATGAGTTCATTAATAGGAGTAATTTCGGCAGGACCAGTGATTAACTCTGGTTTGCCTGCTTCGCCTGCAATACCCAATTGCCCAGCACCCAGGGTACCACCGTCTGCAAAGGTTGGCAACTGAGCATGGAAGTGACCGCCAGTTGACTTGGCAGTAGGACTGTTGTATTCGTCAATGGCCACACTAGCACCCATGGATTTGAGCCATGATGTAATGGCTTTTCCATCCTCAATACTGGGAGGCCGTGCCACTGTAAAATCTAATGCAATACCTTCTGTATGCTTGCTTGAAGGAGCTTTTTCGTTGTGAAACTTGTCATTGAAACTGCTGAAATATCCAAATCCAGGAACGCCTCCTTGAATCGCCTTGGCCAATTCTATCAGTTTGGGACTGATTTTAGCGTTGTCCGCTTGCACATCGCCGGCTTTGATGTTTAGTCCAAGTTTTTTTAGATCATCTTGACTGGCAATTTGCAAGCCTTGGCCACCACCCATGCTGGGCATGCTAGGTGCTGACGGCATTTGTAACCCTGACCCACCACCCATGCCGGGTGCTGACGGCATTTGTAATCCTGACCCACCACCCATAGCACGTTGCATTGTGATACTTTTACGCAGGCTAGCCGCCGCATCTTTGCCCATGGATTTTTCCATGTCATCCAGCATTTTTTCCAGTTGATCTTTTTGTTCTTCGAGTAATTCAACTTCGTCAATGGCCAACTCAGTTTTGAGTTTGCGCAGACGATCTTGTAGTCGACTTGCATCCTGTGTCTTTTTCAAGTCTACATCTGTGAGTTTGGCCAAGGTAGCAGTGTCATCCGCAATCTCTTTGGCTGCTCGTTCAATAACTTCAATTCTGTTGTTGGCTGCAGCAGTGATACCAGAAATTTGATTAGTCGGAACAATTTCGCCTGCCACATTGGGTCTAAAGTATTCTTCACCACGCTCGCCCACTTTGTACAACTTGCCAGCATCAACTGGGCCACCTGCGGCTCTGGCACCGGCAACTGGTGGGCCACCTTGTCCTGTCCCTGCAACTGCATCATAGGCCATGCCTGCACCTGCTTTACCAAGTGTGCCGCCGCCGACACCTCCTACCAAAGATCCAAGCAAGCCACCAATAGCAGCACCAGGCACTGCGCCAACACCGCCAAACAATGATCCAATCATGCCGCCTAACTTGAGTCCAGCAAGACCTCCAGCAATTGCACCGCTAGCTTGGCCAACATCTTCCACAGTTCCTTTGGTTGTCTTTCTACCACCTGGTGTCAGTTCATCTAGTGCCTTGGCACCAGCTTCAGTTTTTTTAGCAAGTATTGTCATTGCTTCCTGCGCTGGTGTAATACCTTTGGATATGAAATCTTCTACGGCTTTTGTGGCAAGACGTTCAGCTTCAATCAATTTGGCTTGATTTTCTACCAGTTGGTCAGAGGCTGCTTTGCCTGTGGCCCCTTGAGCTTCTTGTTGTTCTTTTGCTTTCTTTAAGGATGCTTCTACACCTTGCGCGGCAATGTTCATTGCATTCAATTGTGTATGTGCCGCCATAAAGGTATCAGCACCTGCACCCATCGTGGCGTATTCTGCTGACACTCGTGCGCCTGTGTCAGCCATGCCTTTGAACACTCGGTCAGCCAATTGTTCCTGAGTGATCTGTTTGTCTTTGAATGCTTGAATGTCTTTGAGTGCATTGGGCGCATTCATCAATAACTTTTCACCCTCAGGAGTGATGTATCCAGTCATCAGTGAACGCACAGCTTTGGCAACGTCCTGGTCCAGCGATCCCATCATCTGGCTCATGCTGGTCAAACGTTTGATCTCAGCTTCATCACCTTTGGCTCTCAACTTCATGAGCATACCAGCATACTGTTCTTCTGCTCTGGCTGTTTCTTCACGCTTTTCAGCTTCTTTTCTACTGGTACCTGTAATTTTGGTCAGTGCGTCTTGTTCAACAAGATATTTTCGCGCACCTTCGGCCAGTTGATCCACAGTCTTTCCCTGTGCTGTGCCAATGCGTGTTTGCATTCTCAGATATGCAGCTTGCCCTTCAGCTAACTCTTTGGGCATGAGTCCCATCTTGAGCATGGCTTCGCGAGCAGGTTCCATGGCCTGACCCATGTTTTCCAGTGCTTGACGACCATCGGCTACTGTTCCACCAAGTTGAGCCAATTCTCTGCTGTTTTCTGATACTATCTGAACATAGTCGCTCAGTTCATTCATGGACAGGCCAAGTTTTTGTGCGCCGTTTTTGACTCCAGTCATGCCATCAGCAGCAGCAGCACCAACTTCGGCCAGGCCTGCATAGCCTTTGTACAACTTGTCTGCCATTTCATTGGCAGATTTAGCATAGTCAACAACAGCTTTGGTTACCAAAACAAAGCCAGCAACCAGCGGACCAATCACTGGCACCATCAACGACAAGGCCACACCAGCCGCTGTTACGGCTGTGCTCAGCCCGTCCAGTGTTGAATTAAATGCGGCGGCACCTTTTTTGCCTTCCAGCATGGCTTTTCCAGCAGACATTCCAGCAGATGCCAGTGCTGTGATTGCTTCTGCGCCTTTGGCTGTGCCAGCAGTAAAGTTTTGTATACCATACTTGGCCTTCATTTCCGCATCCGTGCGGGCGTCCATAGTTGCCTGTGAAACTCTGGAATTTGCGGCCAGCTCTTCGTTGACTCTTCTCAACGTTTCGGCTAGTTCTGCTGCGGCTCTTTCTGCGTCTGTCATTTTTGTGCCTATAAGTATAGGTATATTTATAGGTGATTTATGCCCCAAACTACGAACCCGCTCAAACAATTTTTTAGACAACCGTCAATCTATCTCAGATTGCCGTCATTGGGACAATACTGGGATCAAACTGCGCTTGATCTGCCTGCAAACAAAGAATTACCAGTTTATCCAATGACTGCCATAGACGAAATCACATATCGTACTCCTGACGCACTGTTCAACGGTCAGGCTGTGATAAACGTGATTCAAAGTTGCATTCCTGCCATACGTGACGCTTGGAACACACCCGGTACTGATTTAAATGCAATTTTAGTGGCCATCAGAATTGCCAGTTACGGACATGAAATGGAAATGACCATCAAGTGTCCCAAATGCGAAACCGAGAGCGATTTTATTTTGGATTTAAGAAGTGTACTGGACAAGCTATCAAGTCCCGATTACAACAAAGCAATCAAGCAGGGTGACTTGGAAATCACATTCACCCCAATTGCGTATCGTCATCAAAATGAAACCAATCTTAAACAGTACGATCAACAACGCATGATCCAACAGATACAACAGTCTGAACATCTAACTGATGAACAAAAAATTGAACAACTCAATGCCACCTTGCAAAAGATCACTGCACTTACCATTGAAACATTAAAGTACAGTATTGCCAGTATTCGTACTCCTCAGAGTTTGGTAACAGAGCCTGAATTTATTCAAGAGTTCCTGGTCAATTGTGATCGCAAATTTTTTACAGAAATTCGAGATCACATCATTGATCTAAGACAGAAAAGTGAAATTGAATCAATCAACGTGAACTGTTCGCATTGCGGTCACACATGGCCTCAGACCCTTACCTTGGACCAAGCAGCTTTTTTCGGGGTCGCCTCCTGACAGCTTCCCCCGAGGAGATATCTACCATGGTAGAGCGCATGGACCAGGAGGCCAAAGATATTAGAAAGCAAAGTTTAAAAATGGCATGGTACATGCGCGGTGGTGCCACTTACGAAGATGTATTACAAATGAGTTTTCAAGAGCGTGATTTAGTCACTGATCTTATCAAAGACAATCTTGAAACAACCAAAACATCAAAACTTCCTTTCTTCTAATGGAACTAGAACAAGTCAAACAAGATATAGAATCCTGGATCGAGAACTTTGTAGAAGTTCCACATCCGGCCTTGGGCGGATTTCCACCTTGTCCGTTTGCACGTCAAGCTAGAATGAAACGCACATTCGAAGTATTTCTAGGAAGTGATCCTTATTATGATCTTAAAAATCGAGCACGTTGGGGCATGGGCAAGTGGGAAGTTATTATCTATGCTTACGATCCTGCAGAATGGAATCACAAATTGTTTTCGGCCAGCATTGAATCTGCCAACACCGAGCACTTACTACGAGCTGACATCTTAGCCTTAGAAGATCATCCAGACGATGTAGAAAACGTCAACGGTGTTATCATGAATCAAGGCAAGTACGCACTTGCACTGGTACAAAGTTTGAGTGATTTGAATGCCAAAGCAAAACTCATGGCCTCCAAAGGTTTTTATCATGACTGGCCAGAAGAATACTTACAAGGCCTGTTTCATCACAGACAGGATCCCAGATGACCTATCAGTTTGCTAGAATTGATCTGAGCAAGACCAACTATGAACCCTGTGTGGAATGGGCATACATAGAACATTTTGACGCAGAAACACTGGAACGTCTTGATGACATATACAAGACCTATACTGTCTACAAGCATTTTGCCAGTGTCATGCCCATGTTCCACAGTCGTTATCTTGACCCCATGGCCGATGTGATTGGCTACTACGACAATCAAAAACTTGTGGCATGGAGTTTGATTCGACGTTTTGATCAGCACAATGCCTTGTGCGATCAATTTGCTTGGAACTATCGCAATCCTCGACTGCGACTGGGAATTGAAACAATGAAAACAGAGTGTGCTATTTACAAAGCACGTGGTTTCCGGTACCTGTACCTTGAGCAAGCACACCTGTACAAATCCGAAATGCAGGGATTTGAAATACTAGGACCACTGGAGTAACTATGGATTTATATACAATTTGGGCAGACAAAGAAGGTGACATCTCAGACCTTGAATGGGTCAACGGTATGAAGAGTTTCTTTGACCACTTGATCTCAGAAGGCAAGATGGAAAGTTATAGAATCACCCGATGCAAGATGGGATTCCGTTCAATAGCTGACATGCCTGAATGGATGATCATCATGGAGTTCAAAGACATGGGCCAGATGGATAGTGCATTTAAACGAGTAGCACCACTCGAAGGCGAACTTGAAGTCAAACACAAAAGTTTCAATCAATTTGTCTCAGGCAACATACAACATGCCTTGTTTAGAGATTGGCCAGATACTAATCTATAACATTCAAGACTTGCTACGCAAGTCTGTTGTTTTCGCTATCGCTCAACAACTGATTGTTTCTCTAACTATTTGAATTAAGTATCATCTAGATTAATTGGTCATAATTCACCGTATGCACGGTGAACATGAGAGAGCATCATCTGAGTAGCACAGTCATCTAATAGTAATGAGATTGTAGTTTCCTACGCGGAGGCGGTTGACCGGTACCCCCTACTCAAGCTTCACATATCAACGGAACCCTAGTAACCCGATATTAGATCCAAGTCCTATAAGCATGGGGTGTATCTTTTTCACAGAGCCCAAACCATTTGTTGCCTTAAGTTAGCAATTGCCTTTGACGCCCAAGTCTAAATATGGTATCTCACATATCCTCAATGGGGCTGAGCCATAGCACTCAGCACAGTGTCGTGATCGCTGCCTATTAAATTTTGTTTAGTATGTGTGAGCCATGCACCCTAACTTGGATGTGGCCGTTGTAATAATCTCGTGATTCTAATACTCGTCTTGCGAATTGTTCTCTTGCCTCAATGTAACTACATTCTGATTTGGAGTTGCAATAATAAAGTATTTCTCTGGTGAAGTTTTCGGTGCCTAGGGTGATTACGTCTGCGGTTAATTCTGGGCTTGACCCATAGTACTCTCTCCAATCACTGTCGATCTTGGAGCGTATCTTCTTCCGCTTTTTTGTGCCGTTTTTTTGTTTTACAGTCTTGTATGTTGTCTTTGAAAATTTTGCTAATTTTTTGCCTATGTACTTGCGTCCAGTGAGATTGTTTGTGATCAAGTAAACAAATCCAACACACTCTTCGGGCAACGTCTCAATTGGGGTATCTTGATATAGCCATGTCATGTGTTGTATGCGATTTATCCTTGCGTTATAGTTATGCCTTACAGTTAATTGGTTAAAAAATATGCCTACAATGCTAAATTATGCAAGTTCTACGTCAGTATTGTAACTGGTAAAACCATTCTCTTTTATCACTTTGAGAATGTTCTCCACACGCCCGGCCAGTTCATCTCTGTGCGAGACCAACCAAATACTCTTGTGACGTTCTCTGCTCATTTTCTTGAGCAAGGCCAATGCGTTCTCTACACCTTGTGTGTCTAGGCCGTTGTCAATCAACTCGTCAATGAACAACAAATTGATGGGCGAATACAAACTTTCCCACACGTCACGGAACGCCCATGACATTGACAGGATCAGTCTGTTGCGTTCGCCACGTGATAAGTTATCAAAGTCCAGTTCACGACCCAGTTCTTCAATGCTCACAGTCAAATCGTTTTGGAACTTCACAGTATGTGGCAGGCCAATGCGATCCAAGTAATGTGTAAGACGAGCATTCAAGTAACTCAAGTTTTGGTCAATGATCTTCTTGCGTACAAAACTATCTTTGCTTGTCAAAAGTTTGAGCAAGAAGTCTTGGTGATCTTGAACTCGAGTAAGTTCGTTCAAGGCATCGTACGATACGACTTGTAAGGCCTGACCTTGCATGTCTGAGATTTGTTCTTCGTAAGGGTCAACTTCTGCAGATCTACTAGTTAAATCTTTGCGTAAGGTTTCCACAGTATTGCGATGATTCAGTGCTTGTTCTAGCGAATCATAAAACACAGTGGGCGCAGTACCCAACGCACCAATCTGGGTGATAGTATCTTCGTGCCCCTGACGTTGTGTGTCGTTGGCCAAGAGTTGTAGTGCTGTTTCTTGTACCAGGGCTTGTTTGGCCTGTTTCAATTCATCCTGTTTGTCATCATGTAAATCTTGTCCACATGAATGACACTTGTGAGCATCCAGAGCCTCAATCTCAGTTTTGAGTTTGTCTAATAACTTGTTTAGTTTGGCATCCTCTGTGTCAATTTGACGAATGTAACGTGTGGCATCATCTAGGGCTTTTTTCTTCACATGAAATGCTTCTAGATCTCTATGTGCTTGAACTTCAGCATCAATGTTGATGTGTTCAAGATCTGCAATGGCCTGCGCTAGTCGCCCCACATCTTCGTCACGCTTGGCAATCCATAACCGCTGACGTTTACGCAGACTTTCGATCTGTTCTTCAATGCGCTTGTTGGCTTCCTGCACAGCACGTATGCGGAATTCCTCTGCTTGAATAGCATCTTTGGTTTGTCGGTTGAGTTCTTTGATTGCGTCAGCACGTTCTGATAGCAAAGTAATACCTAACAACTGCTCAATGATAGTGCGTTGATCGTTGGCCTTCAAACTCAAGAATGGTTCTGTATAAGTGTTCAATGCTAACACATGTTTGAACATGTCGTGACTCATGTTCATCACACGCTCAATGGCATCTTGTGTTTCGCGGCTGTCGCCTTGAGCTTCATCTTCAGCAGCCTTATGTTCATTGTTGATGTAGAAGCGTAGCACATTGGGTTTGCGACCGCGTTCAATTCTGTATTCTTGACTATTGACTGAGAAGTCTAAACTGACCAACATGTTCTTGCCGTTAGTCTTGTTTACTAGGTTGTCTTTGCGGATGTTACTCAGTGCTTGGCCATACAAGGCATAACTTAGGGCATTGATGATTGTGGTCTTGCCTGTGCCGTTGCGTGATCCGTCGCCGCCTAGGTCCAAGTTTTCGCCCAGTACCAAAGTCAAGTCGTTGCGGTCAAAGTCGATGCCTTGGGTAGCCGCACCCACACTCATAAAGTTTTTAACAGTTAAGTTTTTAATTTGGATCATAGAGTCTGATAGATCTTCAACAGTAGTTTGTTATCGTAAAATTCTGATTCAATGTTGGTGAGTTGATCTGTGACAATTTGATCCACACTTTCAAACTTGACTTCACCGGGTGCCATGTCTGTGTCAACTGAACTGTTCTTGTTGGGTATCAGAGCCATCTCTCTCAGCCCATACTCCTTGATATAAGTTTCTTTGATGAAGTTGGCTTCTTCGTATGAAATTTCAATGTCCAACTGCACACGCACATGCATGTCTTTTGCAAGTAGAGTGGGTGCATTGTCGATGATACTGGCCAGACCTAATACACGATACCTTGGTTGATCTGGCCAGGCATGAAACTCTGGCTCCTTACCCCACTCTAGTATCATCATACCACGCTCATCATCTCCAGCGTCAGCATAGTTGTGCGGAAAGCAATTGCCAATGTAGGTGATGTTCTTCTTGGTCTGACGTTTGTGAAAGTGCCCAGTAAACACATGCTCAAAGTTGTTGAAGTCTTCTCTGCGAACTTCACCGTGATCCGGCATCTCTACCATGGCATTCATCATGTATCCGGGCAGTTCAAAGTGCCCAAACATGTACTTGCCCTTTAGTTTGGGTATGCGTCGATGATCGTCGCCCACAAGCCAAGGTGCAATAACCACATCACCACTGCAAAACCAATCGTTGCAAATTTCCACATTAGGGAGGTGCCGAGCCCACTCAACACTTTGTATATCTCGCTTATCGCGATAGTATAAATCGTGATTGCCAGGAATGAAATACACACGTTCAAAATTAGCATTCATGTGCTCCAGCGCCCTGAGGCTGTAGTTTAGGGTAACAATGTTTAGACTGGCACGGTTGTTGTGCCAGTCGCCCAGGAACATGCAGGTCTCACAGCCCTCAGTCTTTGCTTTAGCGGTTGCCCACTTGACAAAGTTCATGCAGTCCTCATTGTGCTGAGTACTGTTGCTTTTCAAGCCAAAGTGAATGTCTGTGAAGACCGCGGCCTTCCGGAATAGGTTAGTCATCTACCTATTATACTACTCATCGAGGCTACTTACAACCGGTCCGGACATGGCGGCCATTGAATGTTTGCCAGAGTTCTGACGTGTCCATGAAGGATTGAGTCCGTTCATCTCCAAAATATCATCACGGATGTTTTGATTCTTCTTCTCAATATTCAGGATACGAGTAAAGCTGTTAGTGATAGCGGCAGTATAATACGCAAAAGGGTTCTGCGATTTTGACTCGTCAAATTGCAGTCCGATTTGACTGAGTTGCAGCAAGGCTTGTCCTCGCATTTCTTCGTTGTATGTGTATCCACGCCAGTTACTCCTTGTAGCATATCTTTCGCATAATTTCATAAACATCAGGGCCAGTTTCTTAGTCATATCGCCGTGATCCTTGGAGAACTCTCCTGTAGCCAAGTCACCTTTCCAGTGGCTACGGCCAACAATGTATGGTTTCTTTTCATCATCAATGCGATAGTGCTCAAACGGGGGGAAGTTCACTCGCACATGATTCATGTCCAGCACAGGCACATCCACAATGTCTGCTAGTGGATCTTCTTCTACTGCATCATCGAGATCCAAAATTTCTTCTAACTTGCGCTTTTTTGCTTCGGCTTTGGTTATTTTTTTGGGTGCCTTGGGTATGTGATCCCAACAACTAATCCGGAACACAATTTCTGTATTTGGAATTTTTTTTGGGTCTACAATAGTACCTTCTCGCTTGAGTCGATCTGCTCGGTTGCGTCTTGCTTCGGCAATAGTACGCTGATTGATCCGGTCTATTGACGGCAAAATGATATCAAATTGGTGATCCATTGCTCTGTCCTGGAACCAGCAGTAGTTGTTTTTACTGAGGTGAATTTCTTTTAAAATGTCTCTGTTGTTGAGATAGTTCACACGAGGTGCAGCTTTGGGTAGTAAAGTCATGATTGACTGGGTCTCCTAATATGTACTTATTGTAGCATTTTTACAACACTTGTCAACCTCATTGTTAAAATATGCCGTTTTAGAAATGGGTAAATAACACATAGGAATACAAACATGGCAGGTTACGATCCCAAAAAAGCCGCAGAATACAACAAGCTGATACAACAAGGTGTTGCCCCTGAGGCCGCCATTGTACAGGCTGGAATCACCTACGAAGAATCAGGCAACTACGAAATTAACTCAGTTGGTACACCAGCAACCAACAACGCCTATGGCGAAATGAGTGCCATAAGCATTGGCCAAGGCAAAGTGGCCGGGGTTGATTTTAATCGAGCACCTGCAGATCCGCCGCCGACTGGGTCTCGTGTGATAAGATCATCCTATACTGAAACCAGTACAGAAACTGTAAGTGGTGGTGGTAGTACCACAATTGTGGCCACACCATCCCGCCCTACTGCCGCTAGTCAAGCACTGGATACACAAGCACAACAAACCCAGCGAGAAATTGAAGCATTACAACTGGCCAACTCAGGCTTTGGCTCAGGCTCCCAACTGACTGAACAACAGCAAGCCCTGAACGATGCTAGGATTCTTGCACTACAACAACAGTATAACTCACAACGCGACGCTGCTGAATCGGCCAAAGCGCCTAGCCCACCATCAATAAACGTAGTACCAAATACCACAACCACAGTTAGTACTGTGACGTATGAGAAAAGTGTTGAAGTTGTTCCAGTTTCCTACACTGGTGATCCTGCACAAATAACTCGGTCAATTGAAACTACTAGTACAGTAACGAGAGATACCCCTGTCAGTACACAAAGTGATCCCAGTCAATTCCCTGCATATGATGATTATGGCAACCTACAATCTGGGTTTGCCATCAATGAAGAAGATGGACGACCCTACTATCGTGGCGAAGGTCCACCTACACAACAAACAGCCGGGTTCGATCCCAACTATGATGAATTTGGCGCCTACGATGCGGCAGTTGCTAGACAAGTTGAATCAACATCAGCATCCACAGTCAATGATCCATACTATGGATTGTCTCCTACACAATTACAAGACCTCGGCGGAGCAGATCCCACAGATCCTTACATACGTGCCAGATTAGGCATACCACAACTGCCAGGATCTACACTGTTTGCCACCGGCGGCTTTGGCACAATCAAAACAGGTGTGCCTGCAATTGATTCTGCATTGGGAATCATTGGCAAAATTCCCACACTGTTCTCTAACTTTGCCAACACCGTGGGTGGACTATTTGGACCCAAGCCCACAGCATCTGCCGCGGCTGCAACCACAGGCATGAGCGTTGCTGGTCTAACCACTCCAACACCAACGCCTCCCACAACAGATACCTCAGTCAGTCCACAAAGCGATCCAAGTCAATTCCCTGCCTATGATGATTATGGCAACCTACAATCTGGGTTTGCCATCAATGAAGAAGATGGACGACCCTACTATCGTGGCGAAGGACCTCCTACTCAAAATACAGAAGTTAGTAATAATGGTATAAGTGTACAACTGCCTGGTGGCGCATTGCAATTTAGTAGTCAAGAACAATTAACTGCCTGGCAAGAAAATCCACAGTCGTTTGCTGTACAGAACGTTGGTGGCGTTAACACTGTGGTACCGTTCGCTGGCGAGCCTGTGGCCACCGATGCACCTGTCAGTAACACCGGTATCAGTGTACAACTGCCTGGTGGCGCATTGCAATTTAGTAGTCAAGAACAATTAACTGCCTGGCAAGAAAATCCACAGTCGTTTGCTGTACAGAACGTTGGCGGCGTTAACACTGTGGTCCCGTTTACCGGCGAGACAGGAACCACAGACGCCGCTGTTAGTTCTCCAACCGACTACGGCACAACCTATGATGAATTTGGAACTGTAGTACCAAAAGGCCCCCCAACTGGCAGCGACACAACAACATTGAATGCTGAGCAAGCTGATGCGTTCTACAACGGGACTGGCACACCAACTGCCGCACAACAAGCAGCAACCAATGCACAGACAGCAGCTGATGCCGCAGCGTTGTATCCAGGAACCAACAATACCAACTTAAAAAATATCAATGACGCTTCGGCCGCCATTGCACAAAACGAAGCAGGTATTGCCAATGCACAAGATATCATTGCACAAAACAATGCTGAACTGGCAGATCCTGATATTAGTGACGAACGCAGAGCAGAGCTAGAAGCCAACAACGCCGCACAAGAAAACTACATTAGACTGGCAGAAAGCAACACTGGGGAAAATGAATTAATTATTGAGGCCAACGCTGACTCATTTGCTGCAGGTGGTGGCGAACCTGACAGTGGACAAGGGCCCTTGGAAGTCGCGGCGCTAGAAGATCCAGGTCTTGACACGCCAGTAGAAGAAGAAGTACTACCAACTGAAGAAAATCTTGAAGTTGACCCTGACATTGATGCAGAATTACAAGAACCGCCTGGTGCTGATGTTGAATTTGCTGCGCTAGCTGAGCCAGTGGATCCTGATGCTGATCCAGAACTACTGGGAGGACCTGAAGAAGAAGTAGATCCGTTTACTGAACTGGCCGAGCCAATAGATCCTGATGCTGACCCCGAGTTGCTAGGCGGCCCTGACCCAGAAATTGATCCATTCACTGAATTGGCTGAACCAGTTGACCCTGATGCTGATCCTGAATTAGTACAACTAGGCGGCCCTGAAGATGAAGAAGTTACAGAATTGGCAGAACCAGTTGACCCTGATGCTGATCCTGAACTGTTGGGTGGGCCCGACGATGAAGTTGATCCTTTTGCACCCCTGGAAGAGCCACCAGATGTTGATGCTGAAGAATCACCTGAACTGTTGGGTGGCCCTGGCGATGAAGAGCCAGACGAACCTGAACTGTTAGGCGGCCCTGAAGATGTTGACACCAACGAGGACGAAGGTCTTAGAACCCCAGACGGTCAAGAAGAAGCTGGTGGAGCGGCCGACACTGGTCTTCGCGAGCCCACAGATGCAGACGTTGAGCAAGCCAATCAAGAATCTGCTTTTAGAGATCTAGCCCGTCAACAGGCCACATTTCAGGCACGCTACAAACAACCAGGCAATGCCGACTGGCGGGTGCGACTGAGTCTTGCGCCTGACGCACAGTACTTGTACAATGAAAAAAGTGGAGTTGGCATTCTTGCGCCCTTGGCCAAAACAGATGGGGTTATATTTCCTTACACACCCAACATAACCACCACTTACTCAGCCAACTATGAACAGTATGATCTTGTTCACTCCAACTATCGTGGTTTGTTTTATAAAAATTCCAGAGTGGGCGACATTCAAATTCGTGGTACATTCACTGCTCAAGACACCACAGAAGCTGATTACTTGCTGGCAGTGATACATTTTTTCCGTTCAGCAACCAAAATGTTCTATGGAGCAACAGATCCACAGCGTGGCGTGCCACCTCCTGTGTGTTTGTTGAATGGCTTTGGGCAATACCAATTCTCAGATCATCCAGTGGTGATATCGTCATTTAATTACACCCTGCCCAATGATGTTGACTACATACGAGCAGGCAGTCCCAACAATTACGGCATCAACTTGCTGAATCGTCGTGCCGCAGTGGCCAGCAACCCAGGCGGACAAAGTCTAGCAGGATTGAATAGATTGGCCAATGCATTGCTGAAAAAAGGTGCACCTGGTCAAGGTGTGCCAGACCCCAGCGCAATTCAGCAAAACGTCAGCAACACCGCTGGCGCAAGTTATGTGCCAACCAAGATGGAAATTGATATTACTTTGATACCTGTACAAACACGCACTCAAGTCAGCAAACAGTTCAATCTCAAAGGCTTTGCTAACGGACAACTACTCAAAGGAGGGTTCTGGTAATGGCCAATTACGATTCGACCAGTCCATATTTTGAAACTGGATACTCACAATTTTATCTTGATGTCATGGTCAACAGGCCCATCCCCAAAGAGGATGACGATCAGACTTTTGTAATCAATACCACCTATCAGTATCGACCAGATATGTTGGCCTTTGACCTTTATGACAATGCCACATTGTGGTGGGTGTTTTATCAGCGCAACCCCAACACCTTGCAAGCACCTCCCTTGGACTTTAAAGAAGGTACGTTGATCTACTTGCCAAAAATTACCACGCTGAAATCAGTATTGGGGTTCTAACGTATGGCTACTTTTGCTGAAAATGAAGTTGCACGTTTAATACTTGAAGTTGAGCGGTGGAAAAGAATAGTTGCACAACGAGAAGCAATCTTAGCCAACCCACCACCAGGCACAACCCCGGAACAACTTGCCACACAAAGAACCAATTTAGCTCTGTCTCAGGCAACGCTGGCTCAATATGAAGCTGATTTACAAGCGGCACAACAGGTTGCTGCCACTCAAAGAACACCAGAACCAGAACCACAACCACCTGCTACTGCCAGCCAAACAGTGTCAGATGACGCACCACAAGGACCCAACGCACCACCTGCGGCTGAAGTCAGTCCCTCAGGTCGCATAGTTGCACCACCTGACACCAGCAAGCCCAGCAATGCCGAAACACCAGTCACATCAGACACAGGCGGTGACACAGGCACCAACGATCCCGTGCGCACCACAGAACAAACACAAGCCACTAACGGATACAACCAAGGCATCAACGTCAGAGCCGAAGATGGCACACTGTCTAATCTTAGAAAGAATCCCGAAGCAGGCGAGTTGTACGATCCTGGTGGTATGCCTGGAGGTGTTGATTTAAAAACAGAATCTGGCACACCCACCAGGGACGATGCGGCCAACAATTCAACATCCACCAAGCAAACTGAAGTAAACGCCAGCGAGGCCAGTTTGGTCAAGGTCATTCCTCAACCAAATGTACTGGATGGTTACTACAGTTATTCCTATCAGATATCTGTGTATTTGGCCAATGACACACAGTACAAGAGACTTTTGTATGGCAACAATCTCAAACTTGACGGTTATCAGTTGTTGTTTCAAACTGGAGGAGCACCGCTGAATCGTGACGGAGTTCGGCCACAGCCAGCTGCCGGCACTACGGATCAAGATGGTGGCACTGTACCCCCAGAAGAACGCAACTACCCTGATGGTGGACGCAGTCCGTTTTTTGACAATGATTTCTATATAGATTCAGTAACACTTGAGAATTTATTACCAGTTGGCGGCAATGGCGGCGCACATCACAATATTGACATTAAATTTACCTTGATAGAGCCACAAGGCATGACGTTATTAGAACGTCTGCGCGATGCTGTGGAAAATCACATGCCCGTGAATCCAGACGGTAAAGTCAACTATGTAGCTGCCACCTATATCATGATCATCAGATTTTATGGGTACGACCAAAGTGGTAACATTGTGATGCCCATCAAAGGAGGTCTCACAGTAGGGGGACAAACCAGTGATACTCAGGCTGTGGTAGAAAAAATAATACCATTTAAGATCAAGAACATTGACTGGACGGTGAGCAGCAAGACTACCAGTTATGAATGGACATGTAAACCAGTCGGGCAGGACATTGGCGGCTCCACGGCTCGTGGTACTATCCCATACGACATTCAACTGAATGCCACCAGTGTAGAAAAAATGCTAGGGGGTCAAGCAAAATATACATCAACTGCGGCAACTGCGTCCACCCCTGGAGCATCAACCACTGCTACAGACGCACGTGGCAGAGCAACTGCACAATCTGATCCAAGGGTACCTGGTAACGCCCCAGCACAACGGGTGCCACCTCCCACTCAAGCCAGTGTGAGAGCAGTAGACAATGCCATAGATGCTGCCGCCAAAGCTCCTCAAACCGCTGTGTCTGCACCAAAACCTTCGCGAGTGATAGTACAAGGACTCATGCAGGCCATGAATGACTTTCAACAAAAACTTGTGTTGGATGGTGTTTATGAACAGGCTGACAACTATTCAATTGAATTTGTGGGTCCTGGTGCTGAAAAAATAGCCGGAGCCACATTGGTACAACCCAATGTCAAAATACCAAAAAATTATACCAACATGCCAGTTGGCAAAGAAGTCCCAGAGAAAGATCGTGTGGACAATGCCAGCAGAAGTTGGAGTATCACTGCTGGTCAACAGATTTTGCAGGTCATTGAATTAATTTTACGCAATAGTAGTTACATTGGCTCACAGGCCTTGTTTACTATAGACGAAGATGGCAAACAAATCCCCACAAAAAATCTCAACTACAACGAGCCGGTGAAATGGTATGTGATCAACATGAGTGCGAAGCCACGCACCAACAAACTTGACGGCAAAAGAAATGACTATGCCTATGACATCAAGTACACTGTGAGTCCTTTTTTGATCAAAAATTTAAACAGCATATACTTTCCAGTAAACCGGTTTACTGGAGTTCACAAAAGTTATCCTTACTGGTTTACTGGGCAAAATACAGCGGTGCTGGAATATCAAGAAACACTCAATGCTATCTTTAGAGCGACATTGAGTGGAAGTGTAGAGGAAGATGCTCTGGCCACAAAACAACGTAATGCACAAACTGCCAGTTTGAATGACATCATGATGTATACCTATCAGGCTCGTAGCACAGAATCCAGTGCAGGCGCCCTGGGCAAAAGTTTTGAACTGGGCGCCAATGCTGCAGAATTATTGTATGACCCAGTGGGTCTCAAAGAAGCCAAAGTTAAAATCATTGGCGACCCTGCCTGGATCGCTCAAGGCAGTTTGTTCCGCCCTGTGAATCAAGAAACATTTGGCGGCAAGGCCCTGACGTCAGGATTCATGCCCGACGGATCAATTGCTTTTGACAATCAAGAAATCTTGTTTGAAATAGTGTGGCAAAGACCCGAAGATTATGATCTTGGTACTGGTATGGCAGATCCTTACAGTAAGACACAAAAGAAATACAATGCCCGAGTGGCCCTGCAGAGTCGAGTGTACCTGGCTACCAAAGTTACAAGTGAATTTAGAGCTGGCAGATTTGAACAAACTCTTGTGGGAAAAATTTACAACCTTGTAAAACCAGATGCAAGCAATGCCTCTAAACCTTCTGTAGCAGCATTGGCCACCAACAAAAATGGCAGTGATGCTGGTAGGGGCAAGCCAACGCAGGCCACGGTGAGGGGAATAGACAACGCCATAGACGCTCGAGCAAAAGCCGAAGCTGCAACTGCGGCCGCACAAAAAGCAAGATCTGATTTTGCCAAAACTGATCCACGACGTCTTGACACAGGTGACGGCGGCACACGTGCCATACTAGGCGCACAGGGTGCCTACAAGGAAGCAAAGTTTACTGAAAACGCCGGTGGCGCTGCATTCGGTAATCCAAATTTGGCCAGACAAGGCATCACCAGTCGCTTTATCAGAAACCAGCCGCCGCCGGAGCCGCCCACAGATGGAACTGGTCAGACCGTGACATCTACAAGTGTGGCGGCCACGAATGTTCCGCCAAAATTACCTGAAGCCAACCCACAGGTTACACCGGGTCAAGCGGCAGCCGCCTTGAATGCCCAACGAATAGCAGATCTAAAAGCAAGAGCCGCTGGTACTGCACCAAAGTACAGACCAGGGCAACCAATTGCCACAGAAGGAGGTTAATCAATGGCAGAGAACGTAGAACGCAGTCGAGGTCGGCCCAGTAACTACAAACTGGATCGTGGAGGAGTACCCGCAGAATTTGGACCATTCACAGGAGTAGTCATGAGTACTACAGATCCCACACGGTCAGGCCGTCTGCGGGTGTACATTGATGCGTTTAGTTCAGGAGCTGACATTGGTGCCATGGACAACGAAGCCACCTGGACCACAGTGAGTTACATGCCATCATTCTATGGCAACACACCAATGAGTCAGACTCAAGGAGCCACTGAAGGCCTTGGCGCCTATCCTGGCAATCCTACCAGTTACGGCATGTGGTTTACGCCGCCTGATGTGGGAGTAACAGTAATTTGTATATTTGTCAATGGTGATCGTAGCCAAGGTTTTTATATTGGCGTAGTACCAGAACAAGGACTAGGGCACATGGTGCCCGCCATTGGGTCTGTAACAGCATCACAAGCAGATGTGCAGAACCAAAATCAAGAAACTTATTTTGCTGATGCTCCTAGGCTACCAGTTACAGAAATCAACCTAAACAACGACGGTATTTTCAACGACCCAAGATTTTATGATCAGGCCAAACCGGTGCATGGATATCTCGCACAAGCATTGTTGCAACAAGGATTGATCACAGATCTAGAACGAGGTACTATTCAAAGTTCAAGTCAACGAGAAACTCCCAGCGCAGTATTTGGCATCAGCACACCGGGCACGGCCATTTATCAAGGCGGCATGAAACCCAATGACATCAGAGCCAAACTCAATTCTGGAGAAGTCAAACCTGGCGATGCTAGAGTAATTGGTCGAGTAGGTGGGCACAGTCTAGTTATGGACGATGGAGACCTAGATGGAAACAACGCCTTGTTACGTTTGAGAACCAGCCTTGGCCATCAAATCACCATGAGTGACACAGGAAACTTTTTCTACATTGTTCATGCCAATGGACAGACTTGGTTGGAGTTTGGGGTAGAAGGTACAGTGGATGTGTATGCCACAAACTCAGTGAATGTACGCACCAAGGGAGATATTAACTTCCATGCTGACAGAGATATCAACATGTTTGCTGGCCGCTATTTAAAAATGAAAAGCAAACAAGACATGCAGATAGAGTCAGGAACGTTTTTGGCCATGCAAGCACAGGAAGATATCACACTGTACAGTCGCAGTACTGTGGGCGTCAAGGCCGATGGAACACTGACACTGAACAGCGCATCAGGCTCTTGGGGTGCAGGATCTGCATTGGCATTACAAGCAGGTGGTATTGATCTCAACGGACCTGCAGCAGGCCGGGTAAACACACCACAACCCTTGACCAAAACACTACTAGACGATACCGAATGGGATACCAGCAAGGGGTGGATAGTCAAACCCGAAGGGCTTGAAAGCATTGTGAATCGAGCGCCTACACATGAACCATATCCTTATCATAACAAGGGTGTGGATGTTGAGATTGCGTTTGAAGAAGGCAAGCCAAGCCCACCACCTGGCGCAGTACCAGTTCCAGCTGGCATAGAAATACAGGCAAAATAACATGGCTGAATTTACATTTAATCTTGATCAACTCAAAGCCAGTGTTGGTAAAACACAGACCCGCTTTGAAGCTGGCCTGTATTCTAAAACCAAAGATGAAGATTTAACCTACACAGGTGATGATTACATAGTATGGGATAGAACCAACGGTGAACGTCTGCGCAGAGGATTGCCCAGTTTAACTCAAATTGGTTATCCACGACCGCCTGAAGATACCACAGGAGCAGCAACGGACACACCAGCTACAGGCTCAGTGCCCACAAACTCCGACGGCTCTGCAAAAACATTTGCTATCAAGGGTCCTCCAGGACTCACACGTGAGCAGGCATTTGCAATATTCAAGAAACAAGCTGACACTGGTAGTCTTGTGGGATTCAAACCAGGAGAAACATTAAGCGCCGCGACACAAGCTGCGGACGGCCTAGCTGGGGCACAGGCCATGGTAGCACAAGCTCAGTCAGGAGTGGCTGGTAGCCTCAACGTGGGAAGTTTTACATCCAGTCTGTCAGCATCTGGAGTAGATTTGGCCACTGGACGTATACCATCAGTGGATGCAGCATTTGCTCGAGGTGGTGTCAACGGCGGCGCTGGTGCGTTGACCAGTGTGCTAGGCAGTGTAGCCGGCGGTCTAGGAGCCGCAGGTGGAGCACTCAATGGATCACTTGCTGGTATTGCCCCTGGGTTGACAGCAGCAGTTGGTCCAGCAGTAAATTCAGTAACACGTTCTCTAAGCGGCACAGCAGGATCAAGTCAGTTAGGGTCGGCGTTGGTAGGCGCCGCAGGAATACAAGGTTCAGTTGCAGTAACGTCTATACAAACAATCAACAAAACAATCAGTGGATTAACCGTTACCAGTCCCATCAACACCGCAGACTTTACTAAAATTGCTGGCGGCATCACGCCTGCGGGTGCTGTGGCAGCTCTAGGACCCATGGGCGTGCCTGAAGTTAACGGATTGTTGGCACAAGCTAAAAATCTAGTTAATCAGGGCAGCTCAGTCTTGAGCAATACCAAAGGTCTTGGATCATTTGGGCTTGATGCTGGTCAATTAGAAACAGCCGGTTATGTAAAACCTGGCACAAGAGCACTGTTGGCAGCAGGTACAAACGTGTTTGCTGATGTAATTAAAAGTCCTGCAGTATGGACTGGCAAAGACGGAATCAAAAGCGCCGCAGATCTTTTAAAGAACGTGCCCAAGCAAAGTCAAATTCAACAGGATCTCATGGCCAAGGGCGTGGCAGGTCTAGCCGCAGTTGGCGTACCTGTTAAAAATTTATCCAGCCAAGGACTTGCTGGTATGGCATTGAATGCAGCCAAAGATCTGCCCAGTGCCGAAGCATTTGCAAAAGGTTTACCAATCCCCGGCGATGCAACTGGTTCCGTACAAGCTGCGTTTGGTAGTGCAGTTCGTGACGGCGCATTTGCTGTGAACTTGGTACAGACTAAAATTCCTACTGAATTCAAGCAACAAGACATACCAGTACCTGCTGCTAACACAGTAAATCGTTCCACACTAGATGCCGCTAGTACACGAGTTATTGGGGATGACAAAGTCCCAACGCCCAATTACGGACCAACAGAAACCAAATTGGAAAATCAGGCCGATGTTGAAGATTATGCTGACAAAGCGGTGATTTACATAAATCAGTATTTGAATCCTGCTGGCCGTGCCTTGTTCCAACTTGAAACCAAATTATCCGCGTTGGAAAATCAACAAGTAATTTCTCCAGAGGCATTTTCTGCAATAGATAGCGAATATCAACAGCTTCGAGATACGTTTAACAGCAGTGCTCGTGTGGAGGCTAGTGTACAGTACCTTGAAGCATTTAATAAATTGACACAGATTCAAAGAGGAAACGTAAATCAATTGCCCACAGGTCCAAAAAATGTTCAAGCAAAACAAGCTCTGCTTATAGAAAGTTCGAATAAAATTCGACAAAGAATAAACCAGTTAAAGTTGAAGATTGAAGGTCCGAGGAACAGCGCCTAAAAACGCTATAAATACAACATGGCACAAAGATTCATTGGATTCAACACACAGAATCAGTTTAAAAAATTCACACTGACGGATTTTGAATTGGTCAAACGCGATCTGTTGAATGCGTTTAATATTCGGCAGGGACAGCTGCCCGGACGACCAGGATACGGCACTGTGCTGTGGGACTACTTGTTTGAACCACAACTGGAAGAATTACAAACAGCCATTGAAAGAGAAGTTCAGCGAGTGGCCGGCGGCGACCCTAGGCTCTACATCAGTGATATCCAAACTTTTCCCCAGAACAACGGTATTTTGATACAGATAGAACTAACTGTGGTTCCCAGCACTGATGCTGAACGTTTGAGTATTTTCTTTGATCTACAACAACGTAACGCATCCTATGTATAACTAAGCCGTTTTTGTTGCCCATAAATAAAAGACTGAGGCACTAATAAAATGGCAACCACCACAAGACAAACCGCAATATTTGGAGTTGAGGACTGGAAACAGATCTATCAAACCTATCGCGAAGCTGACTTCCAAAGTTATGATTTTGAAACTTTGCGCAAGAGCTTTATTGACTATTTGCGGTTGTACTATCCCGAAACGTTCAACGACTTTATTGAATCGTCGGAATACATTGCCTTGCTGGATGTTATGGCGTTTATGGGCCAAGCACTGGCATTTCGCTCCGACCTAAACACACGTGAAAACTACATGGACACGGCCGAGCGTCGTGACAGTGTGGTTCGTTTGGCCAACCTAGTCAGCTACACTGCCAAACGCAACACAGCCGCACAGGGCTTGCTTAAAGTTTTTTCAATAACCACAACAGAAAACGTAATTGATTATCAAGGCGTTAACTTGAGCAATGTCACAGTGAACTGGGCTGATCCTACCAACCCTGATTGGCAAGAGCAGTTTACCACCATTATCAATGCCAGTTTGGTCAACACTCAACGAGTGGGCCGCCCTGGCAACCGTCAGACTATCCTGGGCGTGAGAACAGACGAATATGGTATCAACTTGGTACCTGGCTATTTGCCCATTGTGCCTTACACAGCCACAGTAGACGGAGTGACCATGCCGTTTGAGGCCATGACATCCACATCAGTGGGCGCAGATTTTCTGTATGAGCCAAGCCCACGAGCCAATTCACCATTCAATGTGTTGTTCCGCAATGATCAACTGGGCTTTCAGTCAGCCAACACCGGCTACTTCTTTATGTTCAAGCAAGGTGTACTACAGAACCAAGACTTTAACTTGGCTGAAAAAGTCAGCAATCGCACGGTAAACATCAACATTGAAGGTGTCAACAATGAAGATCGTTGGTTGTACCAGTTGGACAACCTGGGTAATATCAATCGCGAATGGGAATACACAGAAAACATCTATGCTGCGGCAGCTGAACAAATTGGTACCAGCCTGCGCCCTATCTACACAGTGACATCACGCACCAATGATCAGATCACCATGGTGTTTGGTGACGGCGTGTTCTCAGAAATTCCAGTGGGCACATTCCGTGCCTATGTTCGTGCATCAAACGGATTGCAATACATTATCAATCCTGAAGAGATGCAGAGTGTGACTATCCCCATCAGTTACATCAGTCGCAACGGCAATCTTGAGACCATCACATTCACCTGCGGTATCACACGACCTGTGAGCAATAGCCAGGCACGTGAAACCATTGATCAAATCAAACAACGTGCGCCTGCACAGTACTATACTCAAAACCGCATGGTCAACGGCGAAGACTACAACCTCTTCCCGTACACACAATACAATTCAATTGTAAAAAGCAAGGCCTTGAATCGTGCCTCAATTGGTACCAGTCGTTATCTTGACCTTGTGGACAACACCGGCAAATATTCCAGCACCAACAGTTTTGGCGCCGATGGCGGATTGTGGGAACAAAATATATTGCCTACTATTTTGTTTTCCTACACTAATCGAAATGAAATAGCAGATGTGATTGCCAATCAGGTACAGCCTGGCTTGGCTGAAGCTACCATGAAGCAGTTTTACTATGCTAATTTTCCAAGAGTAACTGAATCCACTCTGCCCACATATGGTGCAACCACCTGGGTGCCAGGTGCTACCTGGAATCAGAGCACTACCTTGGCCAATGAAACCACCGGATATTTTAGAAATGCAGTGACTTCAGCAACGTGGCCCAATGGTACTCCAATCCCAGTGGGATTTACAACCACTACCAATTTCAAGTATGTGGCTGTGGGCAGTTTGATAAAATTTGTACCACCTGCTGGCTACTACTTTGACGCTAATAATAAACTCAAGCCCGGCACACCCAGCCGCGCAGACGAAACATTAGAAATTTGGGCCAGTCCCCTGAGCATACAAGGCACTGGATACAACAATGGCCTAGGAAATCTCAGTTCAGGCGCAGGCCCTATCACACTGAATAATTTTATACCAACTGGTGCCCTAGTCGACACTATTATTCCACTGTTTGTTTCAGACTTGCCACTGGCATTGGAACAGGCCATGGCCGAACAAATTTTGCTCAATCGTAACTTTGGCATTGGCTATGACAGCAACGGCGACATCACTGGAACTCCCTACAGCTGGTACTTGATTACCAGTACCAACCTAGCTGCCAACAGCACATGGAGTCAAGCCAATGCAGGATCCACCACAGGCACAAATCAAGATGCATCATGGTTGATTCAGTTTGTGGTGCAAAATCAAAACTACACAATCACCTTCCGTGGCCTGGCCTATTACTTTGGTTCAGTGCTGAGCACACGCTTTTTCTTCTATGATGGCTCGCAAATTTACGACTCACGAACTGGCACAGTGATCAAGGATTACATCAATGTTCTGGCAGTAAACACTAGACCCGACTCTACAGACCATTTGTCCGGAGATGTTGTCATGACTATTACTGGACAACCAGTTGAATCAGACGGATACGTAGACGATTTCCAAGTGCTGGTCAGTTACCGTGACAGCGACAATGATGGCGTGCCTGACAATCCTGACTTCTTTAATGAGATTGTTGCGCCTTCTGTAGACCCCACACAAAAGTACATATACCTACAAAAAACTGTGGACTTTGACAACCTACAACGTTACCTGTTGGTAGCACAGGGCGAAGTTGTGAGTGACTACGCCACTTTAGATGATATTGAGTTGGCCAAGACTGAGTGGACTCCGGGACAGGTATTCTATGCTTATACAGACGAGGCATTTTATCAATTGAGCGTGGGTGCTACTGGCCTTCGTACATTGATTGATGTAAGCAACGAATGGATTGCTAGAACTGGTCGTCAGTCGTTGTACTTCCAGTATCGACACAACGCACCACTGACCACCCGCATTGATCCAGGTACCACTAATATTATTGATCTATATGTGGTTACTTTGGCCTATTATACTGCATATCAAAACTGGATTCAAGATACCACAGGCACTGTGATTGAACCTGACGTGCCCAGTCTTGATGAATTAAGCACCACTTACCAAGGCCTACAGAATTACAAGATGCTGAGCGATAATATTATTTTGAATAGCGTTGTATTCAAACCCTTGTTTGGACAAAAAGCTGCACAAGATTTACGTGCCACTATCAAGGTTATCAGAGCCAGCGGCTCAACCGCTAGCACAAGTGAAATTAAAAGCGCCGTGGTTGCTGCAATGAATACATACTTCAGTATTGATAAATGGAACTTTGGTGATACTTTTTATTTTAGTGAGCTAGCCGCATACTTGCATAGCAACCTAGGAACCATTATCAGTTCAGTGGTGTTGGTGCCGTTGAACTCACAAAAATATTTTGGGGACCTGTATGAAATACGTTCGGAGCCAAATGAAATATTTGCTAACGGTGCTACTATTAATAACATTGAAGTAATTGAAGCATTGACCAGTACCAACTTGCGTACTGCCCCTGGTAGTGGAGTAATTTAATGGCAACAGTTCGTAGTGTAGATTTTCTTCCTGAAATTTTTCAGACTGATGCCAATAAACAATTTTTAAGAGCCACCTTGGATCAGCTGATCCAAGAGCCTAACTTTAGAAAAACACAAGGTTTCATAGGTCGCTCAGTTGGTCCAGGTGTTGACCCCAACGACAAGTATGTGGTTGAACCCACAACAACCAGAGCCAATTATCAATTGGAACCAGGCGTGGTCAGCCTCATACCTGAAACCAGTCAGATTCGTGATGCCATCACTTATCCTGGCCTAAACGACGCCATTGGATTTCAAGGTGGTAACGCCACTCGTCCAGATCGACTGTACTCGAGCGAATATTACACCTGGGATCCGTTTGTAGATTTTGATGCGTTTGTAAACTTCTCACAGTATTTTTGGGTGCCTGGCGGACCTGACACTGTGGATGTGGCCGCAACTGGAGTGTCCACGTCGGATAATTTTGTAGTTACTCGGGCTAATGGAGTTTATACTTTTTCCGGCGTTAATGGTGACAACCCTATTATTGAACTGGTACGTGGCGGCAATTACACTTTTCAAGTGGCTCAGAACAGCACAGAAACAGTCAACTATCGAGTGAGAAATTCAGGCACATCAGCCTATGTGATTGATTTCCAAAACAACCCTAGTCTTACATTGGCTCGCGGCAACACCTATGTGTTTAATTTAACCTTAGATGGTTTGTTCCCGTTTTGGATCAAGACTCAACCTACCATTGGTACTGGAGAAACCTACAGCCAAGGCGTCAGCCGCAATGGTGCTGTTACTGGCTTGGTAACATTCACAGTACCTCAAGACGCACCTGATACCTTGTACTATGCAGCACAAAATCAAGCCGGCATGCAAGGCACGTTGAATATTGTGGATGGTACCCCAGGAACAGGACCAGGATTCTGGATTCAGACAACTCCAGGCGTGTCGGGCACGATCACTGCCACGCCTAACATATCCAGTAGAGATATACTGGGGGTGACCAACAACGGTGAAGATTTAGGTACAGTGGTTTTCAATGTACCAGCCAAAGATGCACAGAGTTTTTACTACAACTTGACCAGTATTGGCACAGTTGATTTGGTAACAGACATGCAGTTTGCACAAATCAACAATCAACCTGTCAGCGAATTCATTAGTCAATACAATGGCATTGACGGAATTACAAACCTTGATGGACGTACTATAATTTTTACCAATCCCGTTGAAGATGTTCAAGATGGCGGTTGGTATCGTACCAGTTTCTTTGATCCACTCATAGACGATGCATCCAACGTGGGTGTGGCCGGCAGCTACGACAGCGTGCCTTATGATTATACTATTGATATTACACCCGATCAACGCTATCAAAAGTATCAAATCAGCTATGTGAATATTGCAGGTATTGTGTACATACAAGTGAACAAGATAGCTGATATTGCACCGTTGGAAAAATTCACTATTGGGTATGGACTAATCTACAGTAGTACTCAATGGTACAAAGATGCCACTGGCGAGTTCAAACAGATTCCTTTGTTGTCCGCAGTACAAGATACCTTGTATTACCAAGATGGAACAGATCCAGAAATCTTTGGACGTATCAAGTTAATAGAACAGACACAAACCAACATTATCTATGTGGACGAAATCTTAGGGCGCAAAACCTATACTAGTCCCAATGGTGTGACATTCAGCAACGGGCTGAGAGTTCGTTTTACTGGTGATGTATCGCCTGCTAGTTATGGCTCTGGGTCATCCTCATTTGAGTACACCGCAACTGAGGCTGGCACAAACTACATTACCTACAACGATTCTACTGACTTGTATGTGGGTCAACAGGTGGTATTCTCCTCACCATCATTGGGGGGACTCAATGCAGGCCAGACCTATTATGTGAGGTCAATTGCAGCCAACGGCCTCAAATTCACAGTGAGTGCTGCAGAAGGCGGCCCTGCTGTGGTGTTGGCAAACGGTACAGGAGTGGCCGCAGCCACAGCAATCAGCAGTAGAGAATACTACGTGAGTGGTGTGGGCACTGCAATTGAATTACTGCCTACTGTGAATTATGTTGTACCAGAACTGTATGTGGAAGATGCAGACGACAGTACAATATCCACAGAACCAGGACAACCAGATTACCTGACCATTGATCGTGCCAGCAAAGATTTAAATGCCTGGACTAGAAGCAATCGTTGGTTCCATATTGACGTACTCAATGCCACCGCCGACTACAATAACACCACCGCGGTGCTGGACAACAACTACCGAGCCAAGCGACCAATTGTGCAGTTTAGACCTGGCATGCGCCTGTGGAACATGGGCACTGAAGGCAAAGCACCGATTGACATTATTGACTTTGAAGAAACAGATGCGTTTTCTAATATTGAAGGGTCTACCAGTTACAGCACCGACGGCTACACCTTTGTAGAAGGCACCCGAGTTATTTTTGCAGCAGATGAAGATACTTCGGTGCGCAACAGAATCTATATTGTGAGCTTTGTTACTCCAGACACTGTTGCTCCTTTAATAGCACAACCTATCATTACTCTCACCCAGGCTCCTGACGGATTGGTATTACTAGACCAATCCACAGTGTGTATTAGTGGCACCAGTACCGCGGGAAAAACGTTTTGGTATGACGGAATTGAATGGACAGAAGCGCAGCAAAAAACTTCAGTACAACAGGCTCCGTTGTTTAATATCTACAATCCCGAAGGCGTGAGTTTTGGAGATGGTACTCAGTACCAATCAACTACATTTGCAGGATCAAAACTGTTTAGTTACGCGGCGAGCGACACAACTATTCTTGATCCAGTACTACAGTTTCCTCTCAAGTACCTGAACATCAACAACGTTGGTGACATTGTGTTTGACAACAACTTATACGTTGACACATTCTTGTATGTGGTTGACAACGTTAGTATCACATCAGACATTAGTTCTGGATCTGTCAGAGAATACGCCACTCGAACTGATTATCAGAAGTTGATAGGATGGCAAAAGGCCGCAGTGGACCAACAACTTTACCAGCAGTTTAAATTTTCATACACAGGCGCCACGCTCAAACTAGATGTGTCAGCATTGGCTCAAACATCCATTGCTACTCCAGTGATCAAAATATATGCGGGAAGTGTTTTCGTAGATCCCAGCAAATATACCTATACCACCACGGCTGACAGCACTGTTATAACCTTACTCAATACCTATGCGCTGACAGATATTATAGAGGTGTTGGTACTGAGTGATCAAACCAGTAAAGTTGCATTTTATCAAGTGCCCGACAACTTGCAAAGCAACCCATTGAACTCAAACTCACAAGAGTTTACACTGGGAACAATCCGAACCCATTATCAAAGCATCTGTGAAAATCTGCAGACTCTTCAAGGTCCAGTGAACGGTGCCAACAACACCCGAGATCTTGGAAACATAATTCCTTACGGTCTGGTAATCTTACAACAAAGTAGCCCATTGACTTTAGCTGGCTACTTCATGCGCAGCACCGACTATAATATTTTTGCGTCAATGCAATACAACAGTCGCGAATACATCAAATTTAAAGCACAAATGTTAGATTCAGTACTGACACAAAATATTGGATTTAACACCACAGCACAAGTTCTTGATACTGCCATACAAAATGTAACATTGGGCAAACTAGATAGCCAACCATTTTATTGGAGTGACATGATACCTGCTGGCATCACCTATGCCAGCACTAGCTATACTGTGAGTTTTATCACCACCAATGTATTTGATACTGTACAGGTGTATGATTTTAATACTCAAAATTATCTTGGTCTTTTGGTATATCTCAATAACCAACAGTTGACTCGAGATGTAGACTATACTGTGGCCACCGACGGTCCGCGTATCACTGTGTTGGCTCCACTGACAGTGGGAGATGTACTACTGGTCAATGAATACAATGCCACTTATGGAAATTTTGTACCTAACACACCTACTAAATTGGGATTGTATCCTTCTTGGAAACCGGCGTTGATAACTCAGGTTACTAGTAATGGTAACGCATCATTTATACTGGGTCATGACGGCAGTACCACTCCTGTGTTCGGAGACATTCGTGATGAGGTATTACTGGAATTTGAAACACGGATCTACAACAACCTCAAACTGGATGACAACCCAGTGCCACTCACCATTGACGATGTGTTGCCAGGACAGTTCCGTGACACAGGCTACACGTTTGAAGAAATCAACACTATCTTTAGCAGTGACTTCTTGTCCTACTGTGGATGGAACAAACTAGATTACAACCAGCAAAATTATCTGGCCAACAATGAATTTACCTACAACTACAGTAGCAGTAACAATCGTCTTGACAACCAACCTTTGTTGGGCGCCTGGCGCGGAATCTATCGATATTTTTACGACACAGAACAACCCAGCTTGACACCATGGCAAATGTTGGGATTGACCAAAGAACCTGACTGGTGGCAAGATCGTTATGGTCCAGCGCCTTATACTTCTGATAACTTGGTGTTATGGGACGACCTCGAAGCTGGCTTGGTGGCCGACCCTGTGGCACCATACACAGTGCCAAAGTATGCACGTCCAGGCCTAACTTCAGTGATCCCCACTGACAGCGAAGGCACGTTGCTGAGCCCACTTGACTGTGTGGTAGGTATTACTCCTTTGAATGCCAATCTCACTGGTAAATTTTCCAAGAGTTGGGCGCTAGGCGATGGCGGACCAGTAGAAGCATCTTGGTACAACAGTTCGTCATATCCATTCTCTGTCATGCATGTGCTGGCAGTCACACGTCCCGCAAAGTTTTTTGCACTGTTTGCTGACCGTGACAGATATCGCTACAACCTGGACTATGATCAATACCTGCTGGATGATCGTTATCGACTAGACGCTAATGGGGTTCAAGTCTACGGCAATGGCGTCAGCAAAGCCAGTTATATCAACTGGATTGTGGATTACAATCGTCAGACTGGTATTGATTCAACTGATCTATTGACCGCAGATCTACAGAATCTAGATGTACGCCTGTGCTATCGTATGGCATCATTCTCTGACAAACAATACATCAAATTGTTTACAGAAAAATCTAGTCCGAATTCAACTAATACAGCCTTGATGATCCCCGATCAAAGCTATGACATTTTGTTGTACAAGAATCAACCTTTTGATCAGGTAAGATACAGTAGTGTAGCAGTGCAAAAAGTCTCCAACGGTTATGCTGTTTTTGGATTTGGTAATCAACAACCTTACTTTAACATATTGCAAAGTCAGGCAGTGGGACGTCTTGCAACCTACAGTTCGGGTGGCATCACTGTGCGTATCCCTACTTTCTATACCAATACTGTGGTACAGGTCCCTTACGGATTTGTATTCAGCAACGAAACTGCGGTGTGTGATTTCTTGGCCAGTTACGGCCAACTGCTGAGTACACAAGGCCTAACATTTACCAACACTGCCAATGGCTATGTGTTGGATTGGCCACGCATGATCAATGAATTTTTGTATTGGAGCCAACAGGGTTGGGGTACAGATGCAATTATAAATCTAAACCCACTAGCCGCCAAACTAGAAATTTCTAGACCTCTAGCAGTGGTTGACAGTATCAATACTGAAACCACAGAGAACCTGTTGTTGAATCAAAATTCACAAGAAATACCACCACGAGCACTCAATATAGTAAGACTGGGCAACAATTTCAGTATCGAACCATTGAATTTAGACGCTATCAGTTATATTGACATGCGGTTTACCAACTACGAACATATGATTGTGTTGAACAATCAAAGTGTGTTTGGAGACCTGATTTATGATCCCACAACAGGCGCAAGACAAAGTAGATTGAGCATGGTGGCCATGACCACTGCTGACTGGAACGGATCAGTTGACGCACCTGGATTTATCTTGAATCAAAACAACGTTCAAGAGTGGACTGGGTTAAAAACCTACAGCAAGGGCGAGATTGTCAAGTACAAAAATGTATACTGGTCAGCACTGACTATTGTACAACCTACTGACAAGTTTGATTTCAATGTGTGGACTCAAAGTGATTACACTCAGATCGAATTAGGCTTATTACCTAACTTGGCCAACAAAGCTGATCAACTGGCCAACAGTTACAATATCAATGCGGCAAACATTGAAAACGACAATGACCTCTTGAGTTACGGATTAATTGGATTCAAGCCACGCCAGTATATGGCAGCACTGAATCTTGATGATGTTAGTCAGGTAAATGTATACCGACAATTCTTGGATACCAAAGGAACATTACTAGCTACAGAGCTGTTCAAACAGGCCAACCTTGGTAAAGAATCTGCAGACTACGACATCTACGAAAACTGGGCAGTGCAACGTGCGGTGTATGGCGCCAATGCCAACCGCAGTTATTTTGAACTGCGACTCAACCGCGCCTTGCTCAGTAGCAATCCCAGCTTGGTTCAAGTCATACAACCGCAACAGGTCAGTGAAGCCGATCAAACCATCTTCCTCAGTGACGTGTGGCGTCAAAGTTTTGCATTGACATCAACTGACATTTTGCCAGTGACTACTGAATTACCAACTGATGTGGCATTGCCCACTGCTGGCTATGTAAATCTTGACGACGCTGATATCACAGTATTCGACATTGAAAATTCTGCCAGTCTTGCTGCCAACATTGATGCTATTCAAGTAGGCACCAGTGTATGGGTGGCCAAGATTAACAGTTACGATTGGAACATATACCGTGCTCAAGCGGTACCAGGCGTGATTCAACACGTTTGTGATAACCTAGATGGCACCAGCCGGGTGATCTTCTCAACCAATCATGGCCTGGTAGCAGGCGATAAACTGATTATCAAATTCTTTGATACTGAAATCAACGGTGTGTATCAGGTGTTGAGTGTGTCAAATTTGACCACAGTAAACATTGCGTTTAATTTCAGTGGCGACCGTGTGGTGGCCAATGGATCAGGACTGGGATTCACCTTGCAGACCATGCGTGTGGCCCAGGCCAGCGATGTGATTAATTTGCCATATGCCAACAATATTCTACCAGGCGCCAAAGTTTGGGTAGACAACAACGGCTCAGGACTATGGGAAGTTTTACAAAAGAACAGTGTATTTTCTGACATTATTGCATTGAATCCTGTGTTGCTAGATGCAGGCGAACAATACGGCGCCAGCGTAGCACAGGCCCGTAATAGATTGGCTGCCTTGGTAGGTAGTCCTCGATATGGATTTGGATCCGGCACTGAGTACGGCGCAATTTACGTGTACGTCAAGAGTTATGGAGACCAGTACATACCAGTCAGCCCTATCGGAGCCAATGATTCGATATTAACAGTAACAACCACTGGCGTAAGAGGCCTGGGCAATTCTGCTGATTTTGGCAACCAAACCTGGGCTGTGGCCGGAGCCAGTGCTAGTCAAGGAACTGCAAGTCTAGCCAATGTGGGTTATACGTTTGTGATTTTCCGCGATCCTCTCCTTGGAGAACCTGGTAGTATTCCTTATACCACCTGGCAACTGTTGACCCCGCCCACAGCTCCAGATCGTGCTATAGCAGGAGAAATGGGATACTCAGTAGCACTCAGCCAAGATGAGCGTTGGATGTACGTGGGCGCTCCAGGTGCAAATCAAGTGCATGCATATGGCCGAGTTGACTGGCAACAACAAGAATTAAAAGTGTTTGCTGACGGTACAACCAAGTCCTGGAACATCAACAATTCAATTCAAATTGACAACATATATCAGTTAAAAGTCAGTCTAAACAGACAAGTGCAGACCGTGGGAGTGGATTATACCATCACTGGTCTCAACACAGTGACCTTTAACAACACCCCAGGATTGTTTAATGCTACCTCTATTATACCTGGAACAGAATACACTATTCTAAGCGTAGGTACCACTGATTTTGTTTCCGTAGGTGCTGCTTCAAACACCGTGGGAGTGACTTTTACTGCCACAGGCACTGCCACAGGCACAGGCACTGTGCTGGAAGAAACCCTAGTTGAATTTGCAAGATACAACAGTTATCAAATTCCATACACCGCTGCAACACAAAATTTAGCAGATGGTCTAGATGCCAATGGTCGTAGACTAGGTCTAGCTACTGTGGAACTGAATGACATCTATTCATTCAGTATCAAACTCAACGGCAACCTGTTGCGACCCAATATTGATTACACATTTGCTGGAACCACAGTAACATTTTTAATATCGTTTGTAAGTGCAGATATTTTGGTAGTGTCTGCCAAAGAATATTTTACCTATGTATACACCATTGATTCCAGCGACGTCGCCGGCGGACTCACCGCTGGAGATAGATTTGGACACAGCGTATGCTGTACCACAGACGGACGTCAAGTACTAATCGGCACACCATACAAAGCCATGGCCAATGCCATTGACACTGTAAGCAGTACAGGGGTGGCTGTGGCAGGCACAGCAGCCTACAGTAATCTCAGTCAGTCTAGCACATCTGGATCAGGCTTTGGTGCTAAATTTGATGTGAGCCGTAGTGGATCATCATATACAGTCACAGTGGTACGTGGCGGCCAAGACTATGCAGTCAGTGATACAGTGACCATTCCAGGTACATCGTTGGGTGGTACTAGTGTAAATGATTTGACCATAACAGTGAACTCAGTTGAAACTTTCTCTGAAGCTGGATCAACTTATGTGTTTGACCGAGATGTTCAGAAATTTGTGTACGGTACAGACGGCAGCACAGTTGATTTCACAGTGCTTGGCACAGTCACTGGGCCAGTTAGTGTGTTGTTAAACGGTCAGTTTTTAATTAATCAACAAAACAGCGTGAATGACGGTCCAGGACTGTTCAATACATTCACTGTGAATGGCAATGTTATTACCATAAACGCTGACATGGTCATAGGCGACATAATTGAAATAGAAACCAATCAGTTCCGACAGGTTCAAGAAATTGATCAAAACATCATAGCTGAGTTCTCAAATTTTGGCCAAGCCACAGACATTTGTACTAACAACTGTAGTCTGTATGTGGGCGAGCCACAAAGTAGTCAACAAGTTTTCAAAGGTGGCGTGGTTGAGCGTTTTGTAAACCAAAGTCGCGTGTATGGCACTATTACCAGCACAGTGCCTATGGCCAATCTTGTCAGCAGTGATACTATTCGTGTCAACGATATAGATGTTGTGGTGCCAGGTGCTTGGTCATCATCCACAGGTTACGACATCAACACTGTAGTCTACAACACCAGCGGTAGCACAACACAAATATATGTTTCTATACAAAATGTGCCTGCGCTCACTGCGCTGACCAACACAGCCTACTGGACTCTATTAGAATCAACCACAGTATTAGCCAGTGCAGAAGTTCGTGCATTGGCTCAACAAATCACACGATCAGTGTCAAATGTGCTGGCCACAGTCAACACCGCTGGATACTTGACACTCAGCGTGAAAAATTCAGATGCTGCACCAGAATACGATAAACTACAAGTGGCTCCTGGCAGTGTAGGTACCGCATTTGCTACCTTGGGTTTTGAAACATTTGCATGGACTCAAACTATTGAAAGTCCGTATGCCACAGAGATGGCAGGATTTGGTGCCAGCCTCAGTATTGATGACTCTGCTGTGAATCTAGTGGTGGGCGCTCCTCGGGGTACCTTGTATCTTGAAACAGAGTTTGACGACGGAACCACATTCTTTGATGCTGGTAGTACTGTGTTCTTCTCGATCATTGTACAAAGTGGAGCAGTGTACACATACGATTATCTCCCTAGCTCGACTCTGTTGATAACTAACCCAGGCAAGTTTGTATTCGGACAACAGATCAACAATGTAGAGGTTGCACCATATGATGGATTTGGTACAGTAGTAAACTACACTTCTGGGGTGCTCATGGCCGGTGCACCTAAAAACGACTACAATGACAGTGCTGCCGATTTTGGTGCGGTGTTTGTGTTTGAAAATGCAACTCGTACACCTTCATGGACAGTATTAAGAGAGCAACAACCAGTGGTAGACATTCGCTTGTTGAACAGCGTGTTCTTGTACGATCGTATCACCAGCGC